CTGGTTAAGATTGTCTCATCGATCTCCGCCCTACGGACAGTCTCGCATTTGGTCAACACGGCTGTTCTGGTCGAAGGCTACTACGCCACAGCAGATGGTGGTGGTGGTGCGTACTTCTATGACTCAACAGATGTCGTCAGTGCTGACAATGGTGGTACGATTATTGTAGCGTCAGATGGTGCGCGCTGGAAGCTGCAACACAATGATGCAGTATCCGTCAAACAGTTTGGTGCTAAAGGCAACAGCGTTGCCGATGACACGACCGCGATTCAAGCGGCGATTAACGCCTTTCCTACAGGCACAATATGGTTCCCAGAAGGAACGTATATCCTGTCGAATGTATTGAGTATTACGACTTCTACTGAGTTGGTTGGTTCTGGTCGGTCTAACTCGATTTTGATGCAATCCAACACAGCGGCTGGCATCTTGTCATATACTGGTGTTCGTGGTGGGTTCCGTCATCTACAACTAGATTATTCTACAACCCCCACAGGTTCCACAGTTCCTGCTGTGTATTCGGTTGCTCCGACATTCAAAGCTGAGAAGTTCCAGATTGTAAAGTCACATGTCGGTATTGAAGTCGCTGGTGGTTTTACAATGACCTTTGATGACTTCCAGAATGACAGTGCAGATCAGATCGGTATCTATCTACACAACACCAGTGATATCCATATCAATGATTTCTCCATGACTGCCTACGGTACTAACAACTTTGCGTTGGGTGCTCTTCGTCTCGGGGAATTCTGTGAAGCCAATATCATCACCAATGGTGAAGTCGTACTGGGTCTGTACAGTATGACCACCTTTGCAACAGTGAACTCTCCCGGTGCACGACCAGCTTATTGCCGGTTTAACAACGTGTTCTTTGATTCGTCTAATAACGGTACGATTCTAAATAACTGTGCTTTGTTTGAATTCAATGGGTGCTGGTTCTCTGCTGGTCGTATTCCAGCCAGCCCGCAACCTGGTTGCACTCTACAAACGACCTATGATGTGACGTTTGTCAACACGGAATTCTTCAACTGCGGCTTGCATGGACTCTCTGCCTCGGCTACCTCAGATGGTACGACACTTGTAGCCTGCCTTGCAGAAAGTAACTCGCAATCTACCACAGGTGGGAATGGGTTTGATTTTAATGCTTCCCAGAACTTCACGATGATGGGATGTCGAGCACGAAACGGTACCTTTCCCGGAGGTCAACAGTTCAATGGTATTCACGTAGCTGGCGCAGCTAACGGTTATATTCTTCAAGGAAATATCACACAAGGTAATCTGAGTACTGGTCTGAATGATGCAGGTACAGGTGGTATTAAATCAGTAACAGGGAATCTCTAAAATGACTATTTCGGGAAATGCAAACTGGAACATGACTCGTGATGCCATTGTCAATGCATCCTTGCGTAAGATTGGTGTTCTTGTTGATGGTGGCGTAGTCACATCTACACAGTTGACTAATGCTCAAGAAGCCTTAAATAATCTAGTGTTCTCGTTATATGCCCAAGGTATGCCTGTGTGGGCAATGACTACTACGTTCTTTACTCCAGTGCTTGGGCAAGTTGCATATCCTGTAGGTCTTGGGATTGGTTCGGGTAATTTGAATATTCAAGCTCCGTTGAAGATTACCCAAGGATGGAGCCGAGACAATATCAGCAATACCGACATTCCTCTTAATATATACACACAGTACAATTATAATCTACTCAGCACTAAAATTAATCAAGGATATCCAGTACATCTGTGGTATCAACCGTTAAACCAAGCTGGAACAATCACAATCTGGCCTGCTCCTGATCAATACACTGCAACCAATCGGTCAGTGTATTTTGTGTATCAACGAGCGTTTGATGAGTTTGATTCGTCCACCGACACTCCGGACTTCCCTCAAGTGTGGCTAGAGCCTTTGATCTACTCGTTAGCACATCGACTCTCTCCGGAGTACGGTCTACCGATTAGTGAACAAGACAAACTCAACGAAACAGCCAATCAACTGATCACTAACGCTCTCAGCTTTGGTACGGAAGAAGGCGCAATCTTTCTACAACCTGATTGGGTTGTTATGGGAATGGGACAAAATAATCCAAATGGATACTAATTTAGCAACGTGGTATGCTAAATTTCGGGGTAGTGCAACGTTCTTGTGGGGTCTGCTTGGATTCATAGCTTTTTGGATTGGCGTCCTCCACGGAGTATTTAAACTGGACCCGGACTTCGGCATCATAAATTTAATACTTAGTTCGGAAGCATCTGTATCATTAGCGTTCTTCGCCATGATGCAAGAACAAACTGATCTTCATCACATCGAGTTGATGAATGCAATCAAAACCATGCTGGAACAATCTCGTAAGGTTGATGCTGAGATTCTTGAAACGGTTGAGGACATTGAGGAAAAACTGTAATGGCGACAAATCCATATTTCACACAGTATCATACCCAACGATTCTCGTTCATTGGATCTCCACAACAACGGGATGGATCGTACATTAAGGATCAACGCTTCCTTAATATGTATCCTGAGTTGATCAAAAGTCCAATCAGTGATGGTAAGAAGTATTACTTGAAAAAACGTCCCGGTGTATCGGCTTATCAGAGTCTGCCGACGGGACTGTCTCAAGGCATGTTCTATTGGAATGATGCATACTACTATGCGATCAATGGATTCTTGTATCAAAATTCGAATCCGACTCCAATTCTTGCCCTTACTCAAAATACAACTGATGTGGGCTTTTGTGAGTATCGGACCGATTCAGTTGATCAGTTATTTATTTGTGATGGGTTTAATGCGTGGCTGCTGAATCCCAATAATACATTTACGTTTATCTCAACCATCCCGAAAGTACATCTACCCTATCCTATCTTTCTGGATGGGTATATCTTTGTAGCTCTGGCGAACAACCAAAACATTTTTAACAGTGCCTTGCAAGATCCTACTACGTGGCCTAGTGATGGATTTATTGACGCTGAAATGTATCCGGACAATGTGGTAGCGTTGACCAAAGCGCAGAACTATCTGGTCGCTATTGGTTCAGAATCGGTTGAGTTTTTTTACGATAATGCGAATGCCACAGGCTCTCCACTACAACGGAATGCTCCAGCCGTGTCCCAGTTTGGATGCCCTGCTCCAGCTACAATTAACCAAACTGAAAAGGAAGTAATACTGGTTGGTCAGACTGGTAACGGTGGTCGGACTTGTTGGGTTATCAGTGGATTTCAACCAACTGAGATTGCCAATGAACCTGTTCGAGAAGCGCTTGATGCTGAATCAGATCAAATTGGAATTGCGAATGCCTTCACAATACAAATCTCAGGTCACAAGTTTTATGTGTTAAATCTACGATTATCTAGTCGGACATTTGTGTATGACTTTGAAGAGCAGATGTGGCACGAGTGGTCATCGGGACTTCTTCAGAATCTATTCCCTTATCGATACGCGGCTGATGGTAATGCCGGTTATCCGGTGTTGCTTGGATACAACGGTGGGCAATCTGTCGCATTGTCACCAAACAACTACACTGATTTGGGGAATCCTATCGACTGTGTGGTCACCACCAGTAAGATTGATTTTGATACGATCATGCGGAAACGTATCTTCCGATTGTCGTTGATTACAGACTCACCTAATGGTGATACATCGGTACCTATGACAGTTGACTGGTCAGATGATGATTATAACACTTGGGTGGGTAACCGTACTTTGAGCATTGGTCCTCTCTATCCTACAATCACTCAACTGGGATATACCCGTAGGCGAGCTTTTAGATTCACATATCAACAACCGTATCCTTTGCGGATGGAAGCTTTTGAAGTTGATATCGTCCAAGAAGTGAGGAGATAGTATGGCTGCTGGAGTACCTCCACCACCACTCAACTCACCCACTGGTAGTTACTATTGGCTTGAGTGGTACACCAACCTCACTAACTTTTTGAATGGTACCAACATCCCGTGGTCCAATATTAACTTCACAAGTTCTAATATTGCAGACATCCAAACACGAGATCACAACTCACTACAAGCGATTCAAGGCGGCAATGCTAGTGGTACAGCATCTCCTACAGGTAATGCTTGGCACTTTACGGGCAAAGGGTATGTCGATGCTACTGGGGTAGGGACTGGGATGCCACCTAGTTGGCTTAGTGCTCATACTGGTACTGGGGTCTATACCATCACACATAACTTGGGACTTGCAGCACCGCAATTGGGTGCCATTGCGACTTCGAACACTGTGGGTAACTTGGTACAATGGATTGATGTAACCAACACCAATACCATTATAGTCCACACCACGAACTTCAGTGGTACGGCAACAGATAGTGCGTTTACTTTTACGGTAAGTACATAACATGATTAAAACCCAACTCACACGAGAAGACGCTTTTAAGATCCTTGAGATGGGTCGAGAGTTTCACAAAGAATCGAGATTCAAAGACGAAGCTTTTGATGTAGAGAAGATATGGAGTGTGCTTGATCGAACAGTGATAATGCCCGAAAAGTACTTCATAGCTTACGACTCGGAGTTCAAAGGTTTCATTCTAATGCACATGGGTACGGAGTTCTTCAACAGTGTTATTCGAGCTAGTGATCTGTGTCTGTATATTGCTCCTGAGCATCGCGGCGGAGCTTTGGTAATCAAACTAATTCAAGAAGCACGTAAGTGGGCGAAGGACAATGGAGCATATGATATGACCATCTACCACAACACTGGAATTGCTCCTGATAAAGCCATTCGATTGTTTGAACGGTTGGGTTTTACGCTTAACGGATATATCTTCGGACATAAATTAAATGTGTAAAGTACTTGATGATGCACTGCCGATTATTGGAGCCGTAGCTGGCTCATTTATTCCCGGTCTTGGTACTGCCGCTGGTGCTGCGTTAGGCGGAGCAATTGGTGGTGGTGTTAGTGGCTACGCCCAGAACCACAATCTGCTAGGTACCGTTGAAGGTGCTGGCATGGGAGGCCTTAGTGGTTACCTTGGTGGTGGCACCCTTGCTGGTGCTCTTGGTAGTGGAGCAGGAGGTGTCGGCGCAGCATCGACCGGATTTGATACCTCTCTAGCTGCGGCTACTCCGTCGATGAGTGGTCTAACTGCTCCTGCTGGATTTGATGCCGCTAACCTTGGTGCTGGTGGAGCAGCTAGTTCTCTAGGCACTGGATTGACCCAAGGTAGTTCCCTCTCTGGCTTGACGGCTATGCCTCAAGGAATGGGAGCACTTGGTGGTTCAAGTCTGTCAGGACTTACTGGCTCTCTTGGAGGTACCAGTTCACCGACTCCTGAAGCAGGTGCTGCTAATCTTAATAGTGTAATGAATGGTGGTGCTGGTGGCTTTGGTCAAGGTATCACAGCCGGTGGGAGCACGTCTGGACTTCAAGCAAGTCCGACAGCTGCCCTCGGTTCGCTTAACACTCCAACCTCGTCTGGTGTTTTAACTCCAGGAGCCGGTTCTCAATTTGCTGAAGGTAGTCAAGCTGCAATGGGACCGGGTAGTGTTCCCGGTCAAGTTGATCTAGGGGGAGGAGGTTCCTCTCTTGAAGGTGGTCAAGGTGCAGCAATGCAAGGGAGTGCTCAACAAGCAGCGTTTGCAGGTCCAGGTACCTCAGCAACCAACGCTAATGATTTTGGTATGTCAGGTCCCGTTACTGGAGGAAGCATGGGCGATTATTCAACAGCCGGTCCAGTAGGGGCTGGTGGTGGAGCAACAATTGGTTCACAAGCAGGCTTTGATCCGAACACCTTGATGCAATTGTTCCAACAATCTCAAGCGAATCCGTGGATGAAGCTTGGACAAACTGGTATGAACTTCATGCAACAACTGGGACAACAAAATGCCCAGCGAGGTTATGCTAACCAAGTGTCGGGTCTCTTTGGACCTAACAGCCCATACGCTCAACAGATGCAACAAACCCTTGCTCGTCAAGATGCTGCTAATGGTCGTAATAGTCAGTATGGTACTCGCTCGGTACAGTTGGCTGCTGCTCTTGCTGAAGCTCAATCGCGTGCTCTTGGTAATGCTAGCTACGCACAAGCTCGTACAGCGACACCGGGTCTCAATGCTCTTAATAGTTTGTTTGCTAACTTTGGTACCAATCAGGGTATGCAACAGCTTGGTCAAATGGGATCTAGTGCATTTAATGGTCTTCAAAGTCTCTTCAACGGTTAAACAATATGCCCTACGTAAATGACACCTCGACACTGGCACAAGCAATTGGTCCGGCATATGTGGCTCAACAGGCTGGCCAACAGAACGAACAAGAGCAAACTGCTGAAGGTCTAAAGAACGTTCTCAGTCAAGCACAACTTCCTGCTGAAGTCCAGAAGCCAGCATTAGCTAACCTATTTACTCAAGCCCAATCCGGTCAAACCCAAGCTAATACCCAAGAGACTCAACTAAAGAACCAGCTTACCCAAGGTACGATGGACTCAACCATCCAAGCTGGTAATACTGGAAATCA